ACTCGCCCCAAGTGTCCATTGACCAGGTGCCTGCGTTGATAATTGCGCCAGTGTCTGGTCGTGCAACACCATAAGCAAAGTTGCCGTAGTTGTTGTAGCCGTAGCCAATCAGCAAGGTTGCATTAGCATTGCCCGTGGTAAAAATTGTTGGAGTGATGTCCTTGAGGGTTCCCGTCTGGTCCATCACATACAACTTGGAGTTTGTCCCGGCAACAATCCATCGGGTTGAGCTGTTGTCTCGCCAGTTGATGATGCCTCGGCAGGTGCCAGTCATCTGGCTTGCTGATCGCTTGCGCCAGCCGCCAACGGGTCTGAGTGTGTTCTCAAACCAGCGTACCAAATTGGCGTTGAACCACCTTCCAATTGATTGGTACTCGGTTCCGTTGCGGTACACGCCTGCTTGGATTTTGAGTGGCATCAACATGGTGTTCTTCCTAGACAAAAAGGCGGGTGCCTAATTTGTCAATGATAAGCCTTTGTCCTCTGGGCCTGTCAGCAATGCTGATGTGCGTCCAGCCACCACCAGACACTGGGTCTGAGAATTCCCTGATGATCTGGTCAAACGGAAGGTTAGCCGCAATGATTGCCCTCACCACAGCATCAGGAATCATCCCAGGCACTCGGAAATCGCAGGCTAGTCCCTGCCTATGCTGGCTGGTGTCTTTGCTGCCTACGGCATCATTTACGGCCTTGGAGCGAAACGCTGAGTTAATCATCACAGGCTTACCGCCAAGTGCTGTCTTGACCTTCTCCAGAAACTCAGCCAGCTTCTTGAGGTTGAGCATCTCCTGTGCGTTTGGCGTGTTGTCCAGGCTGCGATGGTCAGTGTGCGTCAACTCAGCAAGAGTAAAGTGCGGGGTCATTTGTTCCTCGCCGAGATTGCCTTGGCCTTGGCCTTGGCGTCTGCCTTGGAGCTGGCACCCCAGGCGTTGAGACTCAGCAGCAGCCGGGTGGGTTCACCGTTCTTGCGCTCTGGACCCGGCATATTTCCCATCCTTGCAAGGAAACTGGCGCGTCGAGGGTTGTCACCAGACTTGACGGGTGGCTTGATGTTTTGCCCAGCCGCCTTGAGGCTTGCGCGTCCAGCAGCATTTAACCCGCCCTTGGGGTTCTGTCCCTCCTTGCGCTGCCAAGCTGGAGTCTTCATTTCTTCTTGGCTGTTTTAGCTGCTTGCTTAAAGTCCTTGGCGCTCGGCGCTGCCTTGCTGCCAACCTTGTTCATCTTCTCTTTGGAGCCAGCCTTGATGCGCTCCTGCTTGGCGTTGATGTTTGCGTAGAGTCCTGGTTTCATGGTCACTTCCTTGAGAGTAAATCTGTCTTGGCCTGGCTCCCTGCGCTGGAGCCGAAATAATAGGCAATTATCCCGGTCCAAGCTGTGCCGAGTGACCCCAGCATCATCAAGATAGCGGGGTTGTTGGAGTCGATTTTGTTGAAGAACATCATCACCATGATGGAGAAGAATCCAATGGTCACAGCGCCAGCCAGGATTGGCGGCATCATTGACCTGGTGGCAGCCTGCATATCCCTTGCTGACTTGCGGTCCTCCACCTCCAGCTTCTCAAAGTTGAGGCCCAGCTCCTGCGCTTGCTTCTGCAGTTCAATTTCAGCCAATTTGACCTGGGCAATCTGGTCTGCGGTGAGCTTGTTGTTGCTGATCAAGTCGCCCACTTGCTCGGGGTCCACGCCAATGGCTTTGGAGATAGCCGATACTGCCATGCCAGCCAGGGGGCCACCCAAAGCCGTGGCAATGGTTGGTGCAATCTGTTTGAGCCAATCCATTATTTCTTCTCCAGCCGAGTGTTAATTACGGCAATTTCTTGCTTGTTGTGCATGATGTCGTCCCTGTTCTTTTGGATTTCTTTTTCCAAGTCCTGACGCAGCTTTTCCCTTGCCAGTTCAGCGCCACTGTTGGATGCTTGCTTGTTGTCAGATGTCACCACCAAACTGATCTTGCTGTTGAGGATAGTGACCTCGTGGCTCAAATTTGACAGGGCGCTCATCAGATATACAACGCAACTAAACAGCAACGGCAGTATTGCAAAAGTTGCTTTCTCGATTAGTGCTCCTTTGTCGTCATTCATCTTCCATCCCCCACAATCTGCCAAGTCAAATATGCCACCAGGCCAACTATAGACGCCACCAGCGAGGCCCACAATCCAATGTTAATAATGTCGCTAATCTCTTCGGCCCTGATTGCCTTGGCGTGAGCCACTTCAGCCTCTGCTTTCTTACGCTCTGCCACCATGCGGTTGCGCTCCAGCATCAAGGCATTCCAAACATCATCGTTGCCCGACCAGATCAGCATCTGCTTTAACTCATTCTCTGCATCCTGCAACTGCTTGAGTTGCATCACTGTTTCAAAAGCCACTGCCGTATCACTCTGACCAAACCCTTTTGGCTTCTTCTTTACCGACTCTTTCGCAACGACATCCTTCGCCTCAAAAAATTTCATCAAGTCGCCGCTGATGGCGTTGATGTCCTTGCCCATCTTGATTGCCGCCTGGACGCCTTTGATTGCACCCTGCGCCACAGCAAATGCGGTTAGCGGGTCAATCATTTCTTATTCCACATTTCAAATAACTGTTTTACTTTCTCCTCCAGCACAGCCACTCTCAGGTCAAGTTTAGCCAGCACAATGATCAGCGTGATGATTGCCAGCAGTATGGGCCATGCTTTGCTAAGAATGTCAAAGAAATCCACATTACAAACCTAATACTTTCTTCACAAACTCAGCCGCTACACCGGGGCCAAACAGCACGCAAAGAATTACCCCATACAAAAGGCATTCGATCTTTGTCATGCGTTTGTCCCCATCACGCAATGACTTGTCTATGTTGTTGTATCTCTCTGCACAAATAGCTTCATGCACGGCAAGCCTTTTATCAGTGTCTGCATCCATGATTAGATGTTTGCCTCAATCCAAGATGTTGTCGGCTCATCCCATTGATACCTTTTACCATCAGTAGGATATGGAATAGGCGAATCCCACAAGCAAGTTGTTTCGTTCAGTGCCCAAGATGCAAATGGCTTGGGTGGGATAAACGCATCACGGCCTAAGTCGTATGTAAATCCAATCCCTGCATAGTTCTTACGCAACGGTCTGCCTTCAGGATGCTGTCCACCATAGGTGTTATATGAAGTTTGCACCCAGCCTGTACCAAACAAGCCAGAGTCGATTACATCTTGTTCAGCCACAATAACTTGGGTAACAATGCCGTTTTCTACTTTTGCAAAATGACTCATCTTGTGCCTCAGAATGTAATTGAACCTGATGAAGTCCATTGATAAATGCGATATCCACCAGAAACAGTAATATTTGGTGATCCTGTCGTAGCGGATGCTGCAGGAAAAGAGTCAGCGTAGCGAATAACAACAATGCCAGAGCCGCCTGACCCACCAAGCGATAGGTTGTATTGCCAGCCACCGCCGCCACCGCCGCCTGTATATGCAGTTCCATCGAATCCATTGCAGTTTGGTGATGAACTACCAAAACCACCTGCTCCACCGCCACCAGTTCCACCAGAAATTCCTGCAGGAGCAGCTGCATTCGCACCACCGCCACCGCCAGCCCTTGTTACAGAACTACCTGTGATAGATGATGCAGTGCCATCTCCACCCTCACCAGCTCCATCAGTTCCACCGACTTCTCCTGCGCCGCCGCCACCACCACCAATACTATTTACTGCTTGTTGTCCATTATTTCCCTGAGATGGAGAGGTTGATGGAGTATTTCCTGTTCCACCTGCTGCATTAGCATATTGTCCTCCACCGCCCGAACCTCCGTTACCGCCAACCTCTGTAGAACCAGGACCACCAGCGCCATAACCACCGCCAGCAGAAGTTATTGTGCTAAAAACAGAGTTAGCGCCGCTTGTTCCGTTTGAGTCTGTTCCTGCACCAGCCCCACCAGCGCCTACAGTTACTGTAATGGGAGACCCAGAAGAAACAGAAAATCCTGATGCTGTTCTATAACCGCCAGCACCACCACCGCCGCCGCCCCCAGAGCCACCGCCACCGCCACCAGCAACAACGAGGTATTCAACTGTTGGCGTTCCAAACGACCTTTGGTTTTGAAAAACAGCTTGTAATGCGCCGCTCATGTCAATCCACTCCCGGAAATGAGCCAAGTTGTTGAAGTCATTTTGATTGCGGTTGCTGATCCATATTGAGCCAAGCTGCGTGAACCTGTAGTACCAGCAGAACTTAGATACATCGTATCGGTAGTAATTGCAATCGTCACTACTTGAGAGGTCATGTTGATGAATGTGATTGCAGTACCAATTGCGTAAGCAACAGAACTGTTTGCAGGAATTGTGAATGTCCTAGCATTTGCATCAGTAGATGGGTGAAAGATTACTTTGCCCGAGTCTGCCAATACTGCCGTGTAAGCCGCACTCTGGCTGTTAACGGGGATATTTCTAAAACCAACCGCATCAGTGCCATCAACTGTACAAGCTGAAAGTGTGCCACTTGATGGTGTACCAAGTACAGGCGTAGTCAGCGTTGGGCTTGTTAGCGTCTTGTTGGTCAGTGTCTCTGTGCCTGTAAGTGTGGCAATACCAGCCGCCGCCAACGTGGTTTGACCTGTACCGCCGTTGGCTACGGGCAGAGTGCCTGTGACGCCTGTCGTGAGGGGTAAGCCTGTCAAGTTGGTTGCAACTCCGCTTGTTGGAGTGCCAAGCAAAGGCGTAACTAGAGTGGGTGAAGTTGACAGCACATTGTTGCCAGAGCCAGTACTTGTCGTAACGCCCGTACCGCCGTTGGCAACTGCCAGTGTCCCTGCCAGTGTGACTGTTCCAGAGGATGTGATGGGACCACCTGAGGTGGTCAATCCTGTAGTGCCACCAGAGACATCTACGCTGGTGACTGAGCCAGCGCCTGGCCCAGAGAATGCAACGGTGATGGCACCGCTGCCGTTGGTGATAGTCACACCAGAGCCAGCAGTGAGTGTTGCGGGTGTCAGCGTGTTGCCTGTGCTATTGCCAATCAGCAGTTGACCATTGGTGAAACTGGTCTGGCCTGTGCCACCGTTGGCAACGCCCAGAGTGCCTGTGATGTCAGCAGTGGACAGGCTGACTGCATCCCAACTTGCGTTGGTGCCGTCAGATTGAAGGTACTTGTTGGCGGCAGATGTCTGTGATGGCAGCAGGTTGTTGAGTGCTGCGGCTGCTGTTGATGCGCCTGTGCCACCGTCAGCCACTGCTAGGTCGGTGATGCCTGTGATGCTGCCGCCAGTGATTGCCACGTTAGAAGATGTGATTGGACCTGTCACACCAGCGGTTGCAGTGACTGCACCCGTCAGTGTGGATGTCCCAGTTACCGCCAGGGTGGTGCTGGCTGTGATGGCCTTTGCCGCTAGGGTGGTGTTAGCAACAGTGGCAGTGCCAGTGGCAGCACCAATGTTTACGGCAGTGGCAGCGCCAGCCAGGTTGACTGTGGTTGCCGTGGTGTTGACCAAAGCAAAAGTGGTAGATGGTGTTGTGATGCTGGTGGTTGCAGCTGGTGATGTCAGGCTGGTGGTGCCTGTGGCTGTCAGTGTCCCGGCAACTGTCAGCGTCTTGCCAGCGCCGACATTCAGGCCAACTGATGTGCCTGTGCCAGCCGCTGCAAACAGTGCATCTACCAGGTCTAGGTCAGTGTTGACCTTGGTGCCCCAGGTGTCGGTGCTGGCCCCTACCTCTGGCTTGGTCAGTAGTAGGTTTGTGGTGGTGGTATCTGCCATGATTTATCCTAGTGTTCTTGCTCTTGCGAGCATAGTCCCGGCCTGTGTCGATCTGTTGTCAGCAAGGCGTAAGTCATCAATGCCCTTGGTGTAGAGTGCCACCCAGACGGGTATGCGCTCATCATTCTGCAGGTAAGGCGCAGCCTGCAGCAGTGAGCCGTACAGGTAAATGTCTGGTGCCTGGGTTAACAGCCAGTTGGTCGTGTTGGTTGCGCTCAACTTGGCGAGCTTGGCGTAGTAGTCAAGCTCGTAGGCGTAGGTTGTGTCTGGTGTTGGCAAGACTCTAAAAGTGCTACCAACAATGGCATAGAAAAGTGGCTTGCCTGCCGACAGGTAGGTGGTATTTTGCAGCTGGTCTAGGTTGTTGAGAGTCTCATATTGCAATGGTGTGATGGGGTTGGTCCCCGTCAGTTTCAACGTCAACCCATCAAGAAAGTCGGTGGGCAGCGTGGTGTATTCGGTGGTAATGTTGCCCGTCCCTCGGGTTAGCATATTCCTGTTTCGCAGGACGCGCTCAATTTGCGACTCAGCAAGGGTCACAAAGTCAGCAATTGCCGCTGTCAGGTCTGATCTATTGAGCCAATCCGCAACTGATGTTTTCAGCTCTGCGTAGGTGGAGAGTGCCATTCATGCCTCCTGCAAATCCTTGACTACCCAGGTATGCTCGTGCCGAAATTCAAAGGTCCCAATGTGACCTATTTCTCGGGAGACATCATGGTCGATGTAGATTTTATACCCAATTTCCTTGGCCTTGAGGCAGAAGAAGACATCCTCGCCAATGTAGCCTCGCTTGTCATTGCGCCAGGGCGTCTCAAACCAAGGCTCAACCATCTTGCGGAAGACGTCTGCTTTGATCATCATCACCCCCATCCCAATGGTGTCTACCTCCTGCAACCCGTGGTTGTCCAGAGTGCTGTACACCAGCTTGTTGCCAATCTTGGCAGTTGGGCCTGTGGGCATCCTGCGTCTGGCGCAGTTGGTTGCCACAATGTCAAGGTCATGCGCCAGCAACCGCTGAATCATGTCCTGGGGGAAGGTCATGTCTGAGTCAATAAACAGGATGTGGGTGCAGCCCTCTCGCATGGCGTCCAGCGCCAGCTCTGCCCGTTGATTCTGAATCAGCGTACCCTGCATGATTTTGAGGTCGATGCGGTCATCGGTGTTGCAGGCGTGGTAGGCCACCATGTTGGTAAGGCAATAGGCATACTGGGTGTGAACCATATCCCGCGCTGGGGTGCAGACCGCAATAATTGTCATACTTGTCCTGGCCTTGTTCGGAAAAATCTGTTGTCTGGGTCATTGAGCCAGCGTTTCATGTAAGCCTGATCTGTGATCTTGCCGCTGGCCTGCAGCTCGTAATAAATGTTCAATGGAATGCTTGCCACCTTGTGCCACTCGCCTGTCCAGTTGGCTTTGTTGTCAGTGGCGTTGAATTGGTCCTTGTTCTCCTCCACCACATTGGAGACATCTTGCTGAGTCTCAATGGTTGCCTCATCAGTTTCTGGGTTGTAGTGCCAGAGCCTGGTGATGCCTGTTGTCTCGTTTCTGTCAAAAATTCGTGTTTCCATCTTTTGAAGGTGGACCAGGTTGCCCTGGCCCACCCCTCCTTTTAGGACGTTGTCAAATCAGCAGCAAGACCGTGAGCATTCTCACTTGTGATCTTGAGGCCATACTCAACAATCAACAAACGCTTTTCAGCGTCACCCGTCTTTGCCAGCTCAATCTGCTGGAAAGGACGCAGGTACGCAACAGAGGCGTACTCAGGGTCCAACACCAAGCCATCACGTTCACGTTGAAAACGGTTTGCAACCACGGTCACGTTTCCGAAATCGCTGACATAAACGTCCGCGGCCCCCACGATAGTGGCAGGCTTAGCGCCACCTTCGATGTTGTAGCGGGTTGCAGCAATACCTGCAAAACCACTCACACGCTGTTTGTTCACCGGACCTGTCATCAGGATTTTTGGTGTACCGCCACTGGTCCAGGTCTTTTGAATCACATTCTTCAGAATGGTTTCAGTGAAGGTCCGAACAGTTCCATCGGTACGCAAGCTGTTTGGCAGCGTTGTGTAAGACGGGTCAGCTCCAGATGTTCCAACATCAGTATTGGTCTTGATGAAGGCCAGAACAGAGCCAGTGGTACGGGCAGCACTGGTGCTACCTGCACTTGCAACTTGGCTTTGGACCATCACCAATTCCATATCACGCTTCAACTCAGCGCCCTTCTTTGCAAGTTGGTATGCAAGTTCAGACTTACGTCCAGCCTTGTTGACAACTTCCTCGGTGGCTGACAGCACAACCGTTTTGCGGCTGATTTGGCAGTAGTTCTGCATCCGCACCGTTGCGGTAACAGGGTCATAAGTGCCAATGTCATCACCCTCAAGTTGCGCGTTGGTAGCCGCAGCTTGGAGCGCATCGGTTTGCCACTCGTACAGCGTGTTTTGCACACTATCTTTTCCAATGTTGGATTGGAACGGCGTCTCCTCTGGTGAGATGTTGTAGATGATATTTGCAAGATTTTCACGGATACCCTTTGCAGAGTATGTCGTGAACGTGTTAGTAACGATAGTCATTTGATTACCTCAATAAGTGTTCAATTGCGGAAGCCGCATCGTTGACGCGACCAGTTTTAGCAAGACGTTGTTGCGACCTTCTTGAGTCAGTTGTGTTGTCCATTCTCCCCGCTGCACCTGGCTTGGCGGGTTTAGGCCCATTGTTGACCGCTGGCCTGATGTTGCCCCTCTTGGTCATCATCTGGTCGTACAGTGCCGCTTTCCGCAGCGCAACGACAGCTCGGTGGTCAAAAATATTCTTCAGCTCGTCAGAGGAAAAGCCTAGCTTCTGCCCCCACTCAATTAGCAACGTCTTTTCAGCCTTCGCCTTGTCGGGGTTAGCCCACTCGGGAATGGCTTTAAGCATGGCATCTTGCTGTTGTGCAAGGTGTGCCTGCATAGACTGATATTGCTCTTGCGCTTGGATGTGAGAGAGGCGCTGCTTTTCGGAAACGATAGCAGCGTGTACTTTCTCGGCATCTCTTGCAAGTTCCTTTTGCCGCACCCACTCAATTGGGTCTTCACTGTAAAGACGATCCATATCAAGTTGTGGTGCAGCGTTTTGCTGAAGTTGCGCCTGGAGTGAACCCAGTAACTGAGCATACTGCTGGCGCTCCGTCCGCACAAGTTCAGCCTCTGCCTGGAACGCTCTTCGTTCCTCGGACACTTGCTGAGTCTTGCGGGTGTAGTCTGCTTCTCGACTGTAGCCCTTTTGGAGTTCTTCAAGCGTGACCTCGACATTCTTGCCGTCTACTTTGACGGTGAACACAGGTGGCTTGTCCTCCTCCTCCTTGGCCTCAGTCTCATCAGACTGTTCCCCATCAGAGTCTTGCAATTCCTCTTCTGGAGCCGCTGAGTCAACTTCCGTCAACTCATCCTGCAACTCAACGTCCTGCTGGTCCCCACCTTCCGATGGCAGCATCGCGTCAATTGCACTTGCCGCATTGGCAATATTTAAATTATCCATGTTTCAGTTCCTTTCATTTCTTTGAACGCTCAATTTTCTTGCGCTCAATCCAGCCGTTATCCACCATCTTTTTCAGTTCAGTTCGCAGGTTGTCAATGACTTGAATCATTAACCACGCCTGCTCACGTTTTGCAGATTCATCAGGAAGGCTTGTCTTCCACTTGTAAATCTGCATATCTTGCAACTGCTGCAGGGCATTGGTAAAAACCTCGTCTTGGAGCAGTAGCTCTGACTTCTTGCCTTTGCGGATAACGTCTTCCTCGGTCATTGAAAGGTCCCTTGTTGTTTGAGTAGCTCACGGTCAATGTTCTGTTGAGCCGTGATTTCTGCCGTGTTGATCTGGACGTTGTACTTCAACTCCAGCTCGTACTTCTTCAGCGCCATCTCCTGGTACATCTTGTCCCGGTTTAAGTCGTTGTCCATCATCATCTGCTGACGCTTGAGTTCCAACTCTGCCGCCTTCTTCTGGATGTCGGCCTGGATGCTCTGAGCCTGCACCTGCGCCAGCACCTCCTCTGGCGTTGGCTTGGGTTCTGGTGGAGCAGGCGGCTGGTAGTCGGCGGGTATCTGGTTAAAGAATTGGCTAGGGTCTTTAAACCCGTTCAGTTCCACAATCTTTCGCAGGGTGCTGCTGTACTGTGCTGGCGTCACCAAGGGATTCACCACACCCAGTTGGGTCAGCACTTCCTGCTGTTTGGCGCTGATTTGCATCAGTGCCGCCACGCGCTCGTTGGTGTCGCCATTGCCCATACCAATGTTGATGGAGCAGTCCATCGCAGCATTCCAGGCTCGGGGGTCAATCTGCACAAACTCATTCCGCAGGCGCACCATGCGAGCCTTGTCCTGGTGGGTGGTCACCAGAAACAGGATTGACTTGAACAGCTTCCGCATACCTTCAGCCATCAACCTGCTGATCAACTCAATGCGGCCTTGGCTGGCTGAGATAGTTGCAGCCACTGCCGCCTTGGTGCTGGATTGCAGCGCATCAGCATTCAAGCCCATTGCCGCCTTGCTCATGCCAGTGCGGTCCTCTCGGATTTGGTCAATGTAATCCAGCATTGGAAATGCGGCTTGTCCTACAAATGGAGTACTGAACGGCTGAACCATGCCGGGTGCCCTCATGCGGATGATGGCTCCTGTTTCGTTGTTGAGTACATCGTCAATGTTGACTTGGCCCTCCACAATAGCAGTGCGGGGGTGGATGCTCTGCGCCAGACTGTCCAGCGTGTTTCTTAGGATTTCTGATTTGATCTCTTGCAAATCATGCGTAATGTCAAAGATGGACATAGCCTCAAGTGGACTTGTGTGAGGCTCTGGGTCGCAGGGGAAGTCAATGAAGGGAATGTAGCTTGCTGGCAGGTTCCTGAGAATCTTGTAGCCGCTGCCGATGCAGCAGACCTTCCGCAGCTCGGGGATACCGTCCTTGTCGTAATCAACCCGCAAATACGCCTCAACGTACAGCACTCGCTCCATCATGGGGTTGGCAGACTCCACAGACACACCAAAGCTGCTCATGGGCTGACGCGCTAGATACTCTTCGTTGGTGTCAAGGTCGTTGCTGGTGATGTTCTCCCGCACCTCGTCCTCGTCATACCCCATCTCAATCAACTGCGCCACTGTTGCCATCTGGCGGTGGGCAATGATGGCTGAGTCATCAAATGACCTGGCACGGCGGTCTAGCAACAATTCCTCTGGCGGCACCGACATAATCCGCACCCGCCCACCCTTGATCTTGCGCTTGATCTGCACATCATGCAGCTGGCCCATTGCCTGGTCAGGGTAGGTGTTCATCACCATCACATCAGTCTGCTCTTGCATCAGGATTTGCAGGGTCTGGTCATCGAGGCCAGAGTACTCCTCAATGCGAACAGTCTCATCCTCCTCCCACCAGCACTTCATGATGCCGCACTTCCGCACCAAGCTGTCTTTGAAGGTGGAGTAGGTGGTCAGGAAACCGTTGTTGTCAGAGTTGAAGATGAAGTTGCAGTAGTCAGTGGCTTGTTGTGCATTGGCAACGTCCTCTGGACCTGTTGGCACAAACTCAACTGTGTTCTCGCTGCTGAAGAAGATACGCATCAGTGATGGCATCATGGCGCTGACGGTATCGCGCACCTCCATAGCCACCACCTGAGAGCGCCCCTCCTCCTCGGTGCCGAACAGGTCACCGCGATAGTACTCAGTACCCTTAGCGCGGATCGGACTCAGGTCAGTGTCGATGTAGCTGACTGCATCGGTCAACTCCATGCTGATGATGCCCTGCAGCTCGTCCAGGTCCATGACCTCAACGGCCTGGGTGTCGGTGTTTAGATTTTCCATGCTCATTCCTTGATACCCCAAAAGTACAAATCTCTTGGGGATTGATTTTCGCTAAACTCAAATTGACTCATTGAAACCAAACCTTCGCATACTCAGGACGATTTAACTCAATCCAGGGTTTAGCCGCCAGCGTCAGCGCATAAGCATCTCGGCCTATGGTGCTGCTGCCAATGTGATGCACATAGCTGGCACTCAGAAAATGCTTGTATCCCTTCTTCGCCAAATCAATGCAGATGACATCATCGCTGAAGTAATTGATGGGCGGGAACTGGCAATCTTCAAACGCCTCTGAACTCATCCAAGCAAATATCGGACTCACGACAGACAACTGCTTGACAAATGACTCATGGTTGAATTTCATGCCGTTGAGTTTCTCACCATCATTGAACCTAATATTCTGGATTGGCCTCACGGCATCAGACCTGGACGCCACCAGGCCAGGGTTCTGCTGCAGCTCATTGCAAATCGCCACATCATCCAGCAGCACCCGGTAGCTGCTGGGCGTCAAAACAATATCGTCATTGGCTATCACCACAGCATCATGCCCATCACTGAGTGCTTTGCGGATAACTGCGTTGTAATCATCACCAAAGTTGCTGGCATCACCAAACACCAGTGTGCAGTTGTAACCGTCAATCACTTGCTCTGGCCCCTTCAGATACACCTGGACATCAGGCGCGTACTGCCTGATGCTCTCCAATAGCACGGGTAAACCCCTGCCGTGGACGGTGCTGATGACAATGGGAGGGTTCATTCCAGCTCGGTGTCCATTTCCTCGTCTTCAACAATCCAGGCATCGCAAGTTCTGCTGCTTGCACATTTAAAATCAAATATCTCGCAGTACCCAAGGTCACCACCCTCAATCACTGCCCAAGGGTCACCCTCATCACCAATTCCCTCGGCAATGCAGGATTGCATCTCCTCGTCCTGGTTAAACGCAGAGCAGTTACCGCAACGGCTCTGCTTGGCATCCTTGGCGCTGACATCCCATTTCTCTGCCTTACGCATCCAGAACTCGGTGTTGGGCAGTTTGGGATTCTCAGGACCGTATGCCGCCTTAGTAATCGCCTTCTCACGGTTCTTCAGATTCAGCGTCACATCCTGAGTTGCCTCTGGACAACTATCACCAGGCTCCTTACCGCCCATGATAATCATTACGGCGTGTTTCATTTCTTTGGGTACGGTTCTCATTTCATGCCCCTCTTCATTTTCTGTGCCTCGGACATAGCAATGGCAACGGCCTGGTCACGGCTCTTGACCTTCTGACCTGAGCTGCTCATCAGCTTCTTGTCCTTGTACTCGCCCATTACCTTTGCAATTTTCTTGGTTGCTGCTGTAAATTTCATGCTGCCCTCGTTAAATTACGTCTAATACCCTGCCCCCACTTAGTACCGCCAAAACTACCATACATCGCAGTTCCCGCATCGCTGGCAAAGGTCAAACAAAATGCATCTGCCTTATCGGGTGACGCCAGGCCACGCTTGCGAATCTCGTCTTTACCCTCAATCTGAATCTTCCCAGAACTGGTGAAGAAGTACCGCACTGTCGCCAACTCTGCAATTAGACTCTCATCCTTGGGAATTTTGCAATCCCGTTTCTCCAGCCAAGCCTTAGCCTTGTGCCACAACTCAGCCTTCAGATTCCGATACGTACTCCCCAATGCCGGGGATTCTGCCACATTGATGCCAATGGCTGGTAACTTTAATTCACGCAGCCTGTCCACCACCCCAGCCCCCAACCCAATGCTATCCACCATGATCTCATGGGGGCGCTGGCTTGGCTGCAGCGCCTGGTACTCTGCCATCACAGCACCAGTGAGCTGCATCAGGTCCAGATTCTTCCAGGTCTTGATCTCAGTTATCACATTCCCCTGGCGCTTGCACAGTGCTGATCTGTCGCTCCCAAACCGCGCAACGTCCAGACCCCACACCACACTGGCAATGGAACTCATGGCAACATCCCTGTTGATAGCCGCCTCCAGCAACTCCATTGGTATCACGGTGTCGTCATCGCTGCGCGGAAACTCACCAAGCACCCGTATCCGATAGGCGTTGGACTCTTCGCCATACCTGGCCTTCATCTCCTCCATGTAGGCGTCACTCACCCTTGGGCTGTCGGCGCAGCTCACCTTCATGGTCACCCAGTCATCCTTCAATCTGTTGTGCGTATCAAAGAAGAAACCGCTGCTGCGTACCGGGTTACCTAGTAACAAAGTTACAGCCTTGTGGCCCGACATTGAACCTGCTGCCGCCTCAAACACCTGCTCAGGGATACCGCTGGCCTCATCAGCCACCAGCATCACATTCTCACTGTGTACACCCTGCAGCGCCTCGGGCTGCTCTGCGCGTGATGTCCTGGCGCTGACAAACGCCTCGGTGGGTGCCTCCTTCACTTCAATGCGGTCCTGCTTCACCTCCAGCTGCTCCTGCAGTGTTGGGGGTAGCGCCTTGACCCAGCGCTTCAACTCAGCAAACAGGGCGTCATACAGCTGGCTGCTGGTGGGGGCGGTAACCACAATCTTCACCGGAAACCGCAACAGCAGATACCAGATGATGGCCCAGGACGCCGCCGTGCTCTTGCCTACACCATGCCCTGACCTGACGCTGATACGCCTGTTGTTGGCGGCAATGTGTCCGAGGAACTCCTCCTGCCAGTGGTCAGGCTTAACGCCAAGCACTTCCTTGACAAACAGCACAGGGTTGCTTTTGTACAACTTGGCAAAGGCAATAAACGGGTTAGCGTCAGTCATATTTCACATTATGCATTTTTTTATTTTTTTTTGGGAAACGGGTTGCGTTGGGCGGGTGGCGGGGGGGGGGCTTAGTGTTTGGCGTTTGGCGGGTGGCGGGTGGCGGGTGGCGTTTGGCGGGTGGCGTTTGGCGGGTGGCGTTTTGTTCATTCGCTAGGTGTTTGGCTCTGCAACTGTCGCCCCCCGCCAAGCGCCGGGACGGGGGGGGTCGGCGCGGCTGGCGGCTGGGAGCAGCGCCAGGCGCCCCGCGGCTGCGCTCGAGCGCCTGTCGGCAGGCACCTGGCTGCGCTGCCACCAAAAGCGTACAAAGTGGCAGTTATGCACCGAATGCTTAATACAACGACCATTATGTTAACAAGCAAATGGCTTATCCACAGCCTATACAAGCGTTTTCGTCAAAAGGTGTAGTTATCCACAGGGCACTGTCATCAAGAGGGTGTTTCGCCTGTGGATAAGTCCTCGACCACCTCAAGCTGGCGCAGTGCGTCCAGGCGCAAATTGCCGATGTTGATGCTGACCGCTGCCTGCTTTGCGCCGTACGTCTTCGCGTCCCAGCGCTCCGCCAGCCACTGGCGCGTCCTGATGCGATGCATCGGCTTGCTCGGGTTGTCGTCTTCAATTGCATCAGCAATATCCAATGTCTGAGCTGCGAGGAAACTTGCCGCCTCCACCCGCGCGCGCGTAATTATAGGCTCGTAATCGTTTTCGTCTATCCACTTGTCCAATCCACGCCTTCCGATGCCCAGCTCACGGCAGATGTCGGCCTTGGACTTGCCAACCTCAAACATAGACAGGACGATCTCGCTGTCAATGTCCTCCAATAGCGAAACGTCTTGTCGTACTTTCGGGTTCCCTGGCATCAGAACGCTCCACAATCGTTTTAACCTACACCAAGCACCCCAAGGCTCACATTGCCCTTGCAGCGCCACCTGAGTCCATTTTAGCGGCTTGCTGGAGCCTTCATCATCTTTGCGTGTTGGAAGTTAAACAACGGGTTTGCCAGTTCACCGCTGAGGTCAATGTCGCAGTCTGGAAGGTCATCAAAGCCTGTGATGCCACCAGCCGCAATCCTGGTCATCCTGGTGCCTGGCATTAACGCTTTGGCTTTGATAATATCTTTCATCACTTCCGATTCTAATAATAACTCTAACTCTTCCATCGACCAAATATGCCTATTGCTTAACTCAGGCCGAAACTGTTGATAATATACAGCGTCATTATGAGTTTGCACCACAACCATAATACTCTTATCTTGCATCACCCATTCAACCGCATTGATATCTGGTTTCTGCTCTATATTATTATCTTCAGCCCAGGCGTCTAGGACACCATAGCCCTTAATCATTCCCGCTACAGCCTTCTCCATCTTCTCGATGTCCCGGTCCCGTTGGGCGTTGTAGACCCTCTCCATCTGCTGATGCAACTTCACCCGCAAGTTAGCATCCACCAACATCTCAATGCGCTTGATGCCCCACTTCCCATCATGCTCTTGCTTGACCAGTTCGAGCTGGGCCACCAAAGACTCAGCCTTGACCTTGAACTCATCTAGCATGAAACTAGACTCTTCAACCACCACTGTTTGACGTTTTACCATTTGTCCACCTTTTTTCGCCTAACTCAAATCGTCCAGCACAAATCGTCCAGGTTATACCCTGGAGACGATTTGTACTGGTGCTTTAATCACAAATCGTCTGCCATTTGTACGATTTGTACGATTTGTGATTATTTGCCTAAAAATGCTCCTTTTCAGCCACTTTGGTGGTAAAAAAGGCAAAGTCACCATCCAGCGTCACACCCTCCAAGCCTGTTGCTGCCCTCCAAATTGAACGAAAATCGCTGTCTTGAGACTTGATTTCGCCTGTCTTTCCCAGACTTCGCCAGACTTTTTCCCGCCAAAGAGAGACTAAAGCCACCCGTTTTGACCCAAACTTCGTGGTCTGGATGCGGTCAGTTTCCCTCAAAGACTCCAAAAAAGCGCTCATTGCCTTGCCCTGGTGCTTACCCTGGCCTGTCCGATTCAGGCCAATTTGCTGAGTATTAACAACGATTTCCGCTGCCTCAACCGCCAAACTCTGAGTATTATCAAACCCCAACCGACCATTATCTAGATTAACTTTAACCATGCGAAACCCATACTTTGCACCATCAGAACCATCCTTCTGTTTGGTGATAGTAATATTACCTGACCCTGCAATATGATTATCTTGCAACGCTGAATCTAAGCGCTGTAACTCCAACTCAGTATCCAACGCACCAAGCAAAGAACTATGCCCCCGCAAACCCTTAGTAATATCTTTTCCAACGTGGTGGACAATCTGCAATGCACAATCCAACAGCCGCTGAATCTTTGAAAGCGAGGCAATGAAGGCACCCATGTCCGAAGAATCATTCTCATTGCCACCGCCAAACGCTCTTGCTAAAGTGTCCACCTGCACCAGCTCAAAGCGTACCTGCTCCCGTTCCACAAGGTTGCTGATAGCCAAGTGCAGCTGCTGAATGTCCTCCTTAGAACTGCGAAGGTTAAGCTGGTGCCTGATGACAAAGACCTTGGCACCAGGCTCAGTCTTGTGGTGGATACGGCAGGCTTTAATCCTTGCGCCAATGCCACCATGCCCCTCACCGCAGATATACAGCACTGCACCAGGCGTAGCCACAGGCTTACCCATCCAATCAGCACCTGTAGCAATGGAATGTGCAATGTCCAGGGCCACGAACGATTTGAATGAACCTGGTGGGCCAAACAGTGCGCTGAAACCTCTGCGTGGAAGTACATCTTGAATCAGCCACTCTACGGGTTCATCCTCAATTGAATCCCAAGGCTCAATCCTAATCTTGCTTTCCTCTGGCAACAACGCTGGCTCTGGTGAGAATTCGTCTGTCATTGGCTCTGGCTCTGCCACTGGCTCTAGGTCTTCTGCTGGTGCTAGTGGCTGATAGGCAATGGACTCGGCATCAGCGAGTGGCTGCAGACCCTTACACAGCGTCATCAGAGCAGCCTTATCACCGCCAGCCGCCACCCACTCAAACGCATCCTGAGTATGCCCAACAGGTAACGCCAAGAGTCGAATGCTCTTGGCAATGGGGAGCAGTGCTGACGCCACCAGAGAGGCATACCGATACCCTGGTGCGTCATTGTCCGGGACCAGGACAATGTGCATATCAGCAAACCAGTGACTGTTGGCGGCAGGCCAACTCCCAGCACCAGTGTGCGAAGTGGAGGTGAACACGCCAATGGACGCCAAGGCATCAGCAGCCTTCTCACCCTCGCAGATGAACAGTGGTTTCTGCTTGCGGCTGGCGTACAGCACATCACTCAACCGATAAGGGATGACCTTGGCACCCACCATTGACGCCTGGCGTGTACCGTCCTCCATCACCCGCAACAACTTGTAGGTCTTGCCCTTGGCGTCTGAAGTCTTAAATCTCTGCTTGACGAACAGCACAACGCCGTGCTCATCAACATACTCCCACTCGTCCGTCAGGTGCATTTGCACTGGCGCTGGTGGATATTGCACTGGCCTTGGCACTTGCACTGGTGCTGGGTGATGCCCGTTGATCGGCCTGACCACCAAAGGCTCAACCCATTCACTGCGCTGCGGCAGCAACCCCATGTCCCTGACAGCTGCCCAAACGTCATGCTGGGAGCAGCCACCGTGACACTTCAGCAAGAGCTTTCCGTCCTCGTCACAGATGGACAAAGATGGGTTTCTGTCCCCGTTCCCCTGTCCGTGGTCAAGCACCGGGCAAGACGCTAGCCAATGCCCGTTTGCTGCTGGCTTTGCGCGTCCTAGTGCTGCTGCAATCAGTTTTGCATCCATTGTGTGCAGTTTCCATTTTTTGTATCCTCTGCTCCAACTGATACACCCGCTGCGCGAGTGCAATGAGGAGCAAATTCCATTGTTCTTGTGTCATTGGGGGCAAAAAAACCCGGCACTCGGGCCGGGTTCCTTTGTCAGTTTAGGTTCAGTTGAACATTTCCTCGTCATCCTGCACTGGTGCTGGTGCTGGCTTGGGCTTTGCAGCCTGGCGCACTGGCACTGGTGCTGGTGCTGGCTCCTCAAAGTCAGCATCTGCCGGGTCAGCGTCCAGTGCAGCTGGACGGTTAATCCAGTTCTTTAATGTGAAGTTGGGTATCGAAGTGTTGCCATTACCAATCTTGAGTGACGTAGCACCCTCATAGCTGATGATTGGCACCTTGCCAGGGTTTGCGCCAGCTGCCTTCTCACACTCGTTGAAGATGGCCTGGAAACCTTTGCTTGCACCAACTTGATTAGCGCACCACTCCACCACGCCTGTCGGCCTGCTAAACAACCGAACGCTAAAGCCACGCTTGTGGTCAGGGGTGGGCTGCTTGGCTTTGACACCAACTTGAGCATCCTCCTGCCAATCACGCTGTCCCACTGCCAACAACAGCCACCCAGTTCGCACTGAGTCCATGTCCATCACCATCAATGGCAATGTGATGTCCGCCTTGTCCGAGTTTTGCCACTTCTGGGTCTGCGACATAAACCGGATGTAGGCACCGCCGTTACCATTTGAAAGATTAAGCATTTTAAATTTCCTTTTAAAAGTTGAAGATTACGCTTTCGCCTTACTCACCAATGCCAAATGCACGACAAAGTGTGAGTCCACTGGAAACCTTGGTTGTCAAAGTTTCCGTGACTGTTTTATCGCCAAGCAGCTTCTCAGCAACTGCTGGAGATATGATTTCTTTAGGGTAAATTTGCGCTGATGTCAGACCCGCCTGGTGCAGTGCAGTGGCAGCATCAGCCTCATCCGTCCACTTCCTCGTAGACTTCTTCGGCCCCATCTGCCAACCTTGTAATGCTGCACCATCCTTGATGCGCTTGGTGGCATAGGTCTCCAATGCCTTGATGAACGCCTCCACCTTGCTGATGTTGTCCAGGAATGATGTCAGCTGCTCATCACTCAGTGCTGGTGGTTCCTGCGCTACAGACATCACATTGAAAGGCTCAATGTGAGCTGGGCAGATTGCTTTCGCTGGACACCACTGACAAGCAGCTTCAGATGGCACTGCCTCGGCACTGGTGGACATCGCAGCCTGGACAGCGGGTATCAGCACCTGCGCCTCCCAGCGCAAGAGGTCAGGCACTGTCATTGTGTGACTGCGGTTCACGCCATGCACTGGCTGCACGATGGTCATTGTCACTGTGCGAAAGGTCTTCTTCGCCAAACGCATACCGCCAAGAGCATAAATCCGCATCTGGTCAGAGTCAGCGTCCACCCAGCCTCTCCCGGTCTTGAGGTCACCGATGATGAATTCGCCAGTGTCATCTGACCAACCAAGAACGTCAGCAGTACCCGCAACCCTAACTGCTGGTGACTCATACGCCGTGACAAACTGCTCCACAAACACATTGCCCAGGCGCAGCTCTTCGGTCTCAATGTAGTCCAGGTGCTTGCGAGCGTAGGTGATGGCCTCCTCGTCCATCCTGACGCCATCCACGTCAATGTTTAGCCACTCCTCCGGTGTGCTCGAGGTAAGGAAACAGCTTTCACTCAAAGAGTGAATTGCAGTGCCACGCTGGGCAGCAGCACCTGCCTCTGACTGCGGCATCTTGGCGCTGAGTTGAACGCTCGCAGGGCAAGCAATCCATCGTGCGGCTGCACTTGGCCTAAGAGTTATCTGTTCCATGCGGCTCTTTCGTTGTGACTGTCTTCAATAAGAATTTGGTACACCAAGACTCTCACCTCTTGGCTCACGGCATGACCCAGATCGTCCGGGTCCAGCATCCGCTGGAGGAGTTCCGTCTTCGAGCTGCACTGGCGTCTGGACTTCTCCAACTCATTGCCAAGCCAGAGGATGTGCGCCTTAAGCGTTTGGCGCTCAGTGCTTTGCAGTGATGTCATATCGCCCCCGCCAGTGCTATCAGAACAGCGTCAGCGCGTCCATCGTCCTTGACCCGTGCAAAGAGATGCGCCTCCCGCGGGAATAGCTCCATGACCCTCTGGCGGCTCCCGTCCTTGCCCCTTGCGGCACCTGAAGACTTCTGCCAGGCTTGCGGAGTGACAAAGGTCACAGGTATCTGCTTGGCGGCTAAGACACCCTCAATGATGCCAACCGAACGCCCAAAGCTGAACATAGAAGAGACACCCTGACCTGGCATTGCGCCTACCTTCTCAACAATGGCTTTGTTCGGTGAGAGCTGCTGCATCAGCAGTGCGAGTCCAGCTGGACAGACCTGCCGTTTCTGGGACTTGTTGCGCTCCACGGTGACTGTTGGCATATCATGTACGCTGACCAGGACACCGCTGACCAAAAGAGCGATAGCGCCTGATGCTCCGGGGTCAATGCCTATGACTCTGGAAAAGGATGGGACAGGCGTGGTGCCTGTCCCGAAAGTAGGCAACTGCGTGGCCTGGGTGGGATTGTAGGTTGTCATGCGATTCCTTCAACTTGAGAAATGCGCTTACCAATCCAATGCATCACAGGCACAGCCATGCTGTTTCCAAGCGCCTTGTAGCGTGGACCATCTGGGCATTTTTCTTTGATGTTGGTGTAATTATCAGGAAAACCTTGGAGGCGTTCGCACTCAACTACAGAGAGCCGCCGTACTACCATTTGTTGCATGACAACAGGCTCATGTCCATGCGTTTCTCGCCTTAATGTGCCTGTCATGTCATTTTCTATGCTCATCATGCTACCGCCTTGATCCATTAGGCATACCGCATGACTGTGGTGCTTCGTCAATGTGTAACTGGGTGCGCCTGCCACAAAGTCACCCATGCTGTGCTTGTCGCCCCTGCCAATGTGGTTCATGCTGTCAATGGGGATTGGTTGCATTACCGCCGTGCCACCTTGGGAACAGGTTGGATTTAAGCCAGAAGCAGCGTCCAATGTCTTGCTAATGTCTTCATCCATGCGTATATAAAAACCGCCTTCTGGTCGATCTGTACGCTTGTTGCCGCCGTAAATGTTGATCGGCTGCGCCACGCCCTCAGTTGCATAAGTATCAAGCGTGTATGCCGTGCCATCATCATTCCAGCCCTTCCCGTTTTGCATTTTTTCAATTACCCGAATATCTTGCAGGGCAATTTGTTGCATCATTGGCACAAGTATTGCACCGTCACCGTCACCGTCACTTGATGGGCCTTTTGCGTCACGCGCCTTGAGCGATGGGCATAGTTCCGAGTGCATTACAGGTATATAAGTTTCATGTTCGGTAACTGCATTACCTACACTAGAAAATCCTGCACCGCTTGCCCTCAATGTACACATTACTTCTGGGATACTGCTATTAACGCCTTCTCTAGCATTGGCGGCAACACCTTGCCGCGCTTTTCTGCTCGGCGCAGGATGCCCTGACAAGCTGTGGCGCTCAAAAAGTACCGCTGCGGCAGGTCGCCAGTTTCCAAGGTATCCGACAACAAACACACGACGGCGTCGCTGGGCCACTCCGAAGTATTGAGCGTCAAGAATCCTGTATGCGAACCCATACCCGAGTTGGCCCATCCCTCGAAGGAGGGAGGCAAAGTCGAGTCCTCCGTTAGAGGATAAGACGCCGGGGACGTTCTCCCAAACCAACCACTGGGGCCGATGCTTTGCAGCAATGGCAAGGTAGGTAAGCATGAGGTTGCCACGCGGGTCATCCAATCCTTTTCGGAGTCCGGCGACACTAAATGACTGGCAGGGAGTTCCTCCAACGAGAACATTGACATCTGATCCAAGATTCCACTCCTTAAAGCGAGTCATGTCGCCAAAGTTCATGATGTCTGGGTAGTGGTGCGCCAGCACTTGGCATGGGAACTTCTCAATCTCCCCAAACCCAACTGGCGTCCAGCCAAGTGGATGCCACGCAACTGTTGCGGCCTCAATCCCAGAGCAGACTGACAAATATTTCATGCCAACTCAGGCCAAATCTTGGCCCAGGTTCCCTGGCACAGCATCTGGCGGGTGACGCTGCCACCAGACGCAGCCTCCACTCGGATGGCCTCTGCTGGACTCATGTCCCGCCTACCAGTCAAGCACTGATAAAGCCACTGCTCATTTAAGCCGACTAGGTCGGCAAGTTCTTGGCGCTCTGTTGCTGTCAATTTGTTGTCCATGCGAAAGAGTCTAGCAGATTGCTATAGCGTCAAGTCAAGGAATTTGGCTAGGTGTTTACCCTTAAGGGTTTGTCATAGTAAATATTTTTGTTTAGGTGCTTGACAGTCACTAGCACAATGCTAGACTCCTACTCAAGCCCTCGCACTGTGCATAGGGTCTTAACCAAGGACAACACCATGAACGACTATGACGAAGACCTGGCTCAATACATGAGCAATGACTATGATCCGCAAGAAACTGACATCTGCGATTCCTGTGAAGGCTCTGGCGAGGGCGAGTTTGATGGCAGTGTGTGCCTGACTTGCCGTGGCAGGGGTGAATCGTGAATTGGCTGGCAGCTGGGCTGGTGGCCTTGGTGCTATCAGCATCCTATCTGCTGGACGGTCCATCTGAGCATGAGGCTAGGGTGGACACAGCAGAGGAAAAGATTCAGAAAATGTGCGGTGAGAACGCAGGCTGGAAACTGTTAGACGATGGCAGCATCCAGTGTTTTACACATCGTGGTTTGAAAACAAAGAAGGTGCAATTATGACTGACAGATTGGAATTGGTAGAACACACAGTGTTCATCTTAAACGGCATCAAACTCTTGCCGCATTACACCCTCCCCTGCTACGTTACGCCAGGGCATACCAAGATAACGCCAATGAAGCTGTGGACTGTGGAGCAGTTGAAGGATGCTGGTGCTGTTCAAAGCAGCGCCTTCCTGTGGCCTCGGCACACCTTGGCAGCAGGGGATTGAAATGAATGACAACGATGAATATGAACTGATGATGTGGGCATACTTGGTTGCCCATGTGGTTGTGTTTTTGCTTGCTCTGGTCGGCATTGCAGGGCTGGCTGGATTCTTGTGGGGGATGCTATGAAGGACAACAGCACTGGCAAAGAAAAAGATTTTTTTAGCAAAGGCAAGCAGGCGTTTGACAGCATTAAAGTAATACACATAGATGGCAAGAAAGCACCACAACGCCCGTGGCAGGGGCTGACGGATGAGGAAATAAAACACCTCTACCCTTACGGCAGATCAGTGTGGGGTAAGGAAACATACGAGGCTATTGAAAAAGCATTAAGGGAAAAAAATGATCACTGAAGACGATGAGTTTGACGAATTGCGTGAGTACATTGAAGCCAAACTCAAGGAGCGAAACAATGGATAACTGGCCCTTTCCTACCGAGTTGCCACCAGCGCAGCCAGCCAAACCCATCCCGTTCAACCCTGAGAATTTTGAGGATGCGCCGTGGTGATATCAAAACGCATTCGTGACGCCTTGGCTCAAGCGCCTGATGGCATGACCGCGCTGGAACTGTCGTTTGCGCTCAACATTGGGCCATCCCAAATCAGCCGTAGCCTGGCGCTGATGCCAGACACCTACATCGACCGCTGGGTGCAGACCAGGACCAAGTACGCAGCCGTCCACTGCCTGGCGTTTGTGCCAGATGATTGCCCGCATCCTTAGCGGTACAGCAAGCCACCTAGTTTCTTGCGTTCATCTTCATCTTGCAATAGACTTGGTACTGGGTCTGCCATGTACTGGCGCACGGCCTCGGGCATTTCATTGTCTTGCATCACGGCACCTACACCTAATGGGGGTATGCTGCCGTAATACAGCTTGCGCCAATCAGTTGGTGCCATCACTGGATTGTCAGCTTGTGTGTAGCCAGCTTGCTTGTGAGCAGTCAAAGCATCCCGCATTTCAGTCCAGGACTGCCGCGGCAATGATCGGTAGTCAGGATGGGCAAATTCATGCGGTTCTATGCGCTGGCGGTAAATGTCCCACTTGCGCCATTGCTCTGGAAACAACTCCAACTCAGGATTCATTCCCCTTGACTCATCTACATAGTCAACCACTCGTTTGTAAAAAGGGTTGAAATCTTGTATTTGTTTTGGCTCATACGCCAATTTGTCAGGCGTTGCAATGTCTGGGATTGCATTCAATTCACCAGATTTTGTCCGATACATTTTTGCCAATGATGAACCGCCAATAACATCAATTGCGGCATCTTCAACCTCTTGGGCAGGTTTTTCTAAAATTGCTGTTTTGTTTGGCTCTACTTTTAATTTTCCTGCCATCCGTTTGACAAACGCTTCACCAACTACCGGGTCATCTAACATCCGATTGAATGAGTGACGAATCATATGAAGGTCAACTGCTGACGTATTGGCCTTTTCCAAGTTTAGCCAAGGGGTGCCAAGTGATGCTGTTTTCGGACCTAGCCCAGGCACCTGGTTCATTACCCTGATGGTCACATCTCGCATTGTCTCGCCGGGGGCCATCTGGAACATTTCTGGTTTTTGCAGAATCAACTTTGCCAGCATTGCCTGGTTGCCTAGATTAGCAGTGCCTAACACGCCCATGCCGCCTCGAGCAGCTGCTTGCACTCCCGTTTGTTCTTGTGCTGTCCTACCTAGTCCAGGCTCATCGACTCGCCCAGCCAATGCCTGCAACTCATCCATGTTGGTCAAACGGAGCCGCTGAGCTAAAAACTCGTTGGGGGTTAGCGGTGCATTGGGGGACAACAAAGCAAAATTTAACCGATTGAAAACGTCAACTTGATCTGGGTTTTCTACTTTGTGCGTCCGTATCAATTTTTTCATCAACGCATCATGGGTTTCTTTTGGCAATGATGCTGGGTCAATATTGTTGGCTTTCATCCAGAACATATCTGGAATTGTAAATGTGCCTTCCAAACCACCTGGTATCTGAACTTCACGTTTGCTGGTCAAATCAGTAATCCCTAACGATTTTGGTTCAGTTAGCGTCATGTTTACGCCATGTTTTTCGCCCCATGCTTTCCATTCTTGATTACTTGCATTCGCACCAGGGGTTGTTGCTGGTTCTGCTTTCATCCTGGTTCTGGTTAGCAACGCATCATCAACAACTGATTTTGGAATTACTCCAGTAATCTTAAATGCCTCGTTAGTTAATATTGAATCAGCAATGTCTTCTTCGCCATTAACAACTTTCATTAAATCAGATTTTTTTCTGACAACACCAGTTTTTTCAATTTTTGCTCTGACTGAATCTAACGCTTGAACTTTTTGCTTGCTTGACAAATCGTCATATGCTTTGCTTTTCATTACCTTATTTTGTGCAGCAAGAACTTTTTGTTCTGTAATTGAATTGGCTAATCCTTGCGGGTTGTCCATCAAACTGCTTAAAGACATTCCTGGCTCTTTTGCTCCAGGCATCAACCCCTGCCGCTGCAGGTAACCCTCGCCCATCCGCACTGCCGTTGGCCCTAGCGCCCTGGCACCAGCTGCAACTGCTCTGGCTGCTGGCATCGGGTTCAAAGGCACAAAGGCACCTGCTTGCCCAGCAACTTCACCAATCCTGGACGTTGGCTTGAGTGGCAGATTCTCAAGATAATATTCGGAGCCATAGGGCAGCTGCTGCGCTGGCTCGTACTGCGTCTCACCGAACATCTCAGTTGGCATAGGGCTGCGGCCCATGAAGTTCAATGTGTCAGGGATTAACCCCAGCAATCCAGCCAGCCGCCCTCGGGTGATATCCAGCGGAACATTGGCTGATGCTTCTGGGTCTTGGAACCTGCGCCTGGGCTTCATCTGAGGGAAAACGCCAAACGCAGCGCCTAACTCATCATCCAACAGTCCCATGACGCGCCCCTACGAAATCTGCGTGATGGACACATCGGTGGCAGTTGCACCTCGAATCAGAGCCACCTTGTCACCACTCGAGCAGCTCACATACTCAACGGCGTTTGCAGGCAGCATGGGTGAGGTGGTCAGACTGGCGGTGGGGTTGGAGCCAATGGCAAAGTGGCAATGCGCTGCAGAGCCATTCGCCAGCCGCAGTATGGTGACGCCAGTTGCCACTGCCGTGGACTGAGCGCTGGTGGCGGTCACCGTCATCACCTGGGTGGTGCCAAGTGCTCCAAAGATTGTGATCTGACCGTTGTCGTCCCGAGATAGTTTGCTCATTTTGGTTCCTTCAAAAGTTAATTGCCGTAATCTGAATACAAAAGACCTGGAGTTTGCATATATTGACTCATTGGGTCTAATGGGTTTGCCATGTAATTTAACAATGGGTCTCTGATACGCAACTTGTCGTATAAATTTTGTACTGTTGGTGACAAATACATCTTTGACGCCAAGGCAGGTGTTCCAAGAGCCAGGGCAGTCCCAAGAATAGGCTCACCTGTTAATGCTGTTCCACTTGCCATTGCAGCACCAAATTTTGCTGGTGTTGATGTCAACAAATTGATCATGTTTAATCGTTCAGAACTCCCTGATGTTGGGACTTTAGACTTTAATGCTGATTGTGCAATATCAGCAAGATTGACTAAGTTTGTTGCTTGCTCTTCTCCTAAGATATTTTTAAGTGTAGATGGAGTTCTCTCATTTGTTTGTATAACAGCTTTGCCAAACTTTGTAATGTCTAAGTCACCTGCATTGTTTTGAGACTTTAACTTTATGTCTGCCAATATTCCTTGAGTTAAAGCAAGTTTTTCCTCTGCTGTCATTAAAGGAATAACTAAATTTGCAATGTTGTCTTGATTGTTGGAAATGTAATTTGTTGCTGTTTTGTCACCAGCAACCTCCAATCTTTCATTCAATTCCTTTGCTTGACCATAAGATGACCTTAGTCTTTTTAACTCTGCAACTTGATCTATCATTCCATCTTTTATAAAACTTTGATCTCTGGCGTTATCTAAAGCATCTCTCAAAGTTTTGAAAGCCTCTCCAATTTTTGTGCCTTTGTTTTTAAATGCCAAATCACTAAACAGAACACGCTGGTCTTGATAGTCTGCTCCAGGCAGCAAACCTTTTTGTTGATAACCTAAATATTCAAACTCTGGAACTCCAGAGTCTAAAAGAGCCTGGCGTACCTGTGCTTCTGTCTTTTTATAATTGGCATTAGTAGGACTCATTCCAGTGCCCTTCATTGTTTCAGAAATTTTTGCTAATAAATCATCATTTTGCTTGCCAAAATAAAATTCTTCAAATGACTGAAACAATGGTTCTTTACGCATACTTGGCGGTAAAGCCTGCAACTTTTGTCTAGCAGCCAAAATCTGATTTTGGAAGTCTGGAGTCCGCATTAAATCAATATCTGATTGAGATGCAACATTTCTGATGCTGCTGCCAATTGATTCTTTATTTCTATACGTTGCGTTTTTTATTGCTTGTGCGCTAGATGAAAATGCTACATCTGGCTCTTTTGGCATACCACCAAACATATTGGCAATTTGATTGATCAGGTTTTCTGCATAGTCTGATTGCTTTGCATATTTCTTTCTAAATTGTCCAGCCGAACCTGGCAACGTAGATGCAACCGCCTCAAAAAGTTGAGCTGTTTTATTTGTTCCAGCTTGACCAGGAGTTAATGAAAGTTCTCCAGTGAACCCAAGGTCTTTAGCTTTTTGTGCAACAAGTGCAGCCCTGATATCAGCTTGTGTCATTGGGGCTGGTGGTCGTTGTTGCTTTGGCATTCCCAATCCACCAACAAGAACACTTGACCCCATACCTGCAACCGTAGACGCTAAATCTCCAAGATATGGTTTAGACAATTCAGCAGTCAATTGACCAGCAGCCCCAGCTGGTGCAGCTACAGCTAACTGACCTGCAGGCTGTTGTGCCGCCTGCGCTGACAAAGCTCTACCCATTGGGGTCACGGCTGTTGTTGCCATGCGTGTTAGACCTGGAAGGCTGGCGGCTACTCCACCAACTGCACCTGCTCCAGATTGGACCGCCCGTTGCATTGGCGTTTCTGCTTGTGGAACTTTTATTGCAGTTAACAAATTTTGCAGCCCTTCTGATGTTGACATCATGCGCGGCATTTTTGCATCTGTCAGTTTTTCAGTTCCAGAAAGTGCTATATTTATCAAATTAGTTAGAGCATCAGAAGCAGGAAGTGCTAGCTGTCCCGCTAACATTCCAACAGGTCCACCAGCAGCACCTAATGCTGCACCCACAGCAGGACCGACTAACCCTCTAGCAACAGCTCCTGCATAATTGCTTGCGGAAGATGCCCTTGGTACTGGTTGCGACAGACGGGTTTCTGTCATCAAATTAGTTCTAGATTGACTGTTAAGAACTTGATTTGCTGCTCCAGGCCCATAAACCTCATCAAACTTTGAAGCTAAAGATGGATTTTGAGCAAGCAAATAAATGTCTTTTAGCGTGGGTTCTTTAGTTGCCATGATTAGTTTCCAAATGGATTTTGTGTAAATCCTTTAAGAGTTTTCTTCTCATCAAAATAATTTTCTTTTTGCGTTGCAAAAGCACTTTGTTTTGCCGCTAACTCTTGGATTGTTTTTAAAGCATCTTTTTTAGATTCAATTGATTTTCTTGGGTTTCCTAAGTCACCTACCGCAGTGTCATATCTTTTGGCATCTGCATCAGATGTAGGGCCACCAAATTTTGGGGTCATCAACGCTAACTGTTGATTTATAAGGTTTAATTTGTCATTTGCATCTTTAGCTTCTGTGCTAAACCCGGCAAACCCTGCAAGACCTTTTACTCCAGACTCTAATACACTGCCATATGCTTTTTCAATTAACGGAACTGCTCTAGCAGCTAAGTCAGCTGATTGTTGAGATTTTTCAGCTGCTTGTTTTTCTTTTTGAATTTCATCAATCTCTTTCTTTTGTAAGTAACTATATTTTGGAGGCTCTGCCGCTAGTTGAGCTGCTTTTAAATCTAAATTCCCTTGAGCAATTTGTGCTTGTAATGCTTTACCTTCCTTTGAATTTGCTAGTCCCTGTGCAGCTAAATTAGCCATCACGTCTCTTTGTACTTTAAGAGCATCTGCTTGAGATGTTTGAAAGTTTCGTTGGAATAGTCTTTGTTCATTAAGGGCGTCTGCTGCTTGTTGACTAGTTAAAGCGCGTTGCGCCATCTCCCCAAGAGATTTAATCCTGTCATCTACTTTTGATGGGTCAAGCACACCAGAGGAAAAACTAGAGGCATATTGTTTTGCAATGTTCCTAACAGTATTTGGAAGTGTCTCATCATTAGCATAAATTGCAAATGGGTTATCTTGAGAGCCAGACACTCCCAGAAAACCTGCCGTTCTCATTTTGGGAATTAAATCTGAAATACTGGTTAATGTTGCCAGTGGGTCTGGTGACAAAGCAGCAAGCTGTCTCAAAGATTCCAAATTTATGGTTGGTTTTGGTTGAGTTGCTACTGTACTGTCAGGAGAATATCCAAATGTCACCCCTGGGTCAGTTGTTGGAACAGGAGCAGTTGCAAGTGGTTGTGAAAATAAAGTTGGAATCAGGTCACGCATCTTTTTCAAATTTGCTGCCTCACCTAACTTCTGCTTCAGCGCCATCTGCGTCAGCGCACCCGTCTGCGCTTTCTCGTACCCGGCTTGGCCTGCCTCAAACGCGCCACCTAGAGCCTCACCAATGCCTATGCGCCTGGTGTTTTCCCCGCCAGCCTTCAGCAAGGCTGCTGACGCTGCCAGCATTGCATTGCGCTGCATCATTGCCCTCTGCTCTGGTGTCAGGTACTCGTCCAGGAAGTTACCACCACCACCGCCAAAGGCATTGCCAAGCAACCCTTCTAAATTAAATTCAGCCATGTTTATCTCCTAGCTCAACAGTCCAAGCAATGCACCAATGCCAGCACCCATTGGACCGCCAATTGCAGTCATTCCAGGTGCAGCACCAAGCTGGTAACCACCCAAAGCACCACCAAGTCCACTTGCCAATGGGTTCTTGTAGGTTGGTGTTGTAGCAGTCTGACCAAGATTAGGCAGTGATGCAGACAATCCACTTTGAGCAATACCCAGTTTCTCTACGCCAATCCCGCGCAACGCATCGAGTTGCTGCTGCGTGAATTGCTGCTGCGCTTGTCCTGCGTTCATCACGGCCTGTGCGCCTGACATTCCCAGGTTTTGCTGCTGCTGACCAAAGGCACCTAGCTGGCCTGCTGCAGCCAGACGTTGAGCATTGGCGACAGCGTAGGCTTGCTGGTTGGCAAGGTCACTCTGCTGGGCCAGGCTTGCGTTGTAGCGTTGCATTTCGTTCTGCGCTGCTGCATTGCCCATCATTGCCTGGTTGATGGCACCAGCACCATACTGCGCTGCACCAGTGCCCTGCTGTGCCGTTTGGAGGTTAGCCTGCTGCTGCCGCGCTAGGTCTTGCTGCATCAGGTTGGCGCTGGTGTCAAACCCTTGTTGGCGTAGCTGTGCAGACATCTGAGCCGCCTTGTCCGCATAGGCTTTGTTTGTGGCAGCTTCCGCCACACCCTGGCGTGTACCTCCATACGCCTTTGCCCTGGTTGCAGCCTCACCCATCTGTTGCACAGCAGATTGTCTTGCGGCTTCAATATCGCTCAAATTGTTGGTGATGACCTGGTTGGTGTACGGGTTCATGTACTGCCCAATGTTGCTCATGTTGCTCTGAGCAGCAGTGACAGCAGTTGGCGTGTACCCCACAGCACCAAACTGGTTGGTCATCCCGGCATTGACGTTGCCTGTGTAGTAGGGCTGAAACTGCGCTGCTTGATTGGCGTAGTCAGCGGCAATGTTGGTGGTGTCAATGCCACGCCCAGCCAGACCAGTATTCACCAGCTGCTGCTCACCAGCACGGTAGATTGGGTTAAATCCCGCAAACTCCCTGACGGGTAATGCAGAGGCTACACCCTGCGCCTGCTGCAAGTTCTGCAGGTAAGCCGCTTTGATTTGCGGGTCAATTGATGTTGTGCTTGTTTGACTGCTGCCGCTTTTGCTCATGGTGTTACTCCAACAGAGATTTCAAACGCTGCGCTGGAATCTTGCCTGCGTTGATTTGCTCAAAAATGTTTGACCCGTACTTCTTGACTGCACTCTTTCGGATGACGTACTCGCCGTTGTCCAGGGCAGCGTAACCATCGTCAGGACCAGGTGGGTTATGCATCTGCGGATTCATATTGACCATGCCGCCTTTGGCAAAGTTATAACTACCACCGTAGGCGTCACCACCATAGTTACCGCCAGAAGTTCTGCCACTATCGCCATTGTCAAATGGAGACCCGCTACTTTGCTGTTCTGCATCTTGCGCTATAGCTTGATTCTGAGCATTTATTGCTGCTATAGCGCTTCTATTACCTAGTGCAGCTAAATCTGCGGTAGTAAAACTTCCGGTTACTGGCAGTCCAGTTGTCAAATCAGTTCTGTTGTAAGTTCCACCTACTGGTATTGCACTCGCTATAAAACCACCAAGATTGTTAAACCCATACCGTTGCGCCTCCCCAGCTAAATTGGCTACGGTCCCATATCCAGTTTGACCAGTACTAGTGTTGCCACTTCCCGGCCCACGCGCATCACCAGCGTTGATACCACCACCACCAGTAGTGTTCAGCAAACCCGTTGCTGCTGTCGTTGCCGCCGCTGGGTTGTAAATGGCTGGGTTGTAGCCGCCAAGGTTGGTGTTAGCAGCTGTCTGCCCCAACATTCCCGCATAGGCTGGTGAGATTGTGCGTTGTGGCGTCAGAGCCATCAGTGACTGATAGGGGTTTGCCGATTGAGATGCAGCATTGATTTGCGCCAGCGTAGGCGCATTCTGCTGAATCGTTGCTGGCGTGTAGATGTTTGTGTAAGGCGTACCCGTGATAGCAGTGTTGGTCACACTCGCTGGTGCAAGCTGGGTGCCTGTGACTTGCGTTGGTGTTGTTGGCCTAGTGATTGCGCCAGCAGTAGTAGCTGTAGTTTTAGCATTCCTAGCTGCATTAGCGTTGATCTCCTGCGTTGACATTCCCTTAAATATGCCAAGTTCATTGGCGTCAACGTCAGCGCCAAAACGGTCAGAAAAGTATTTCAGCCCTGATGCGTCAGGTTCACGCCCCAAGACTGACAGGTACATCTGCCGAATAGCATTATTCGTTGTTGGCGCTGCTGCTCGTTCTGGTTGAGCTGCCACACTGAATTTAGACAGCTCAGTAGGATCAACGTCAGCACCAAACTGACTTGTCCAGTAAGCTACTTCAGAGGCAGATGGCGCTCGTCCTAAGACTTGCTGATAGGCATTTGCGATAGACATTCCAGTTGTTGTGGTGGCTGTCGCTGCGGCTCTAGCTGCCTCTGCCTGTTGCGCTGCCGCTTGGAGTTGAGCTTGCGTTGGTGCTTGTGTCGCTGCGGCTGTTTGTTTTGCTGCATTAGCCGCAATTTCTTCAGCCGCCATGCTTTTGAAGATGCCCAACTCTGTAGGGTCAATAGACGTTCCAAAACGGTCAGCAAAGTACTGCAAGCCAGAGGCGTCAGGCGCTCTGCCCAGCACTTGCTGGTACATATCGCGAACTGCTGTATTTGTTGGCGCTGCTGCTTTAAGTTCTGGTTGAGCTGCTACGCTGAAGTTGGACAGTTCAACAGGGTCAACACTGCTTCCAAACTGAGACTGCCAATAGGCAATTTCTTCAGCACTTGGTGTGCGGCCTAAGACCTGTTGATAGGCGTTTGAAATTGATATGTCAGCCATGCTATAGCTCCTTACTCATAATCCACCATTGCGGTGTGTAACCTTGACTCGCCAGGAATGTGCGCTGCCATCCCTTGCGTCCTGCGAGTGTGACGCGAGTGCATCCAAGTCCCTTGCCCCAGGACTCGATCATTGGCGTCATCAGTGCTAATTCGTCCATCTCGCCTGCTGCTAAAAAGTAGTTGAGGCATTTCTGTTGTGGGTGGAGAACAATCTCCGTCACAATCACCGAACTCTTTCCAGGCCAAAGTTGCATCTTGGCTTGCTGGACCAACTCAACGACATCATCAAATGTGTGAGTATCTAACGAATATTCTAAGGCTTTTTCTATCTCGGGCCTTAGTCTCTCAATATCTGTCATAGCGCCGTTGCCGACAATGCTCCTGCGTTACTGACAACCACACTGAACCTGCTCCCGTTTGGCGATGTCAGAATCAGCTTGCTTGAGGCAATCTCAACGTCAGCATTGATCTTGCGGTTTTGCCGATCTGCCGTCTCAATCAGGAAGTTACGCTGGGCCTCTGCCACTGGCGTATAGGTTGGCGGTGGGGTTGGAACCTTCATCATCGCTTCCCGGCTGGCACTGCATCCAAACGCATCACCCCGACCCGCCAATCACTCAAACTGTCTGCTGTCACCTTCATCTTGACCTGGCGTCCACTAAACCTGGCGTCTGTTGGGTTGGCGCTGGTGAAGGGCCCGTAAGTCGTTTCAGTGGCTGTCGGGTAAAAACGGCTGCTGAAACTGATGCTGACATCACCAAGGTTGGACTCGTCAGGTATCACCTTGCGGACCTGCATGATCTGCTCACCATTGCCAATCTCCACCGGACCTGACTCAGCAAAGATGGTCTGCGAGTCGTAGGCAAACCCTACCTCATGCTCATAGATGTAGCCATCAGAGCTGACCATCAGAGGCGTATTAAACACTCCTTTGTCAACTCCAGCCGTTCTTGCCAATGTTCCAAGGCTCCAGTGATTTTCCCTGTAGTTGTAGATGCAGTAACTGTCGTTCTCGGTGCTGGCTGCGCTGGTGTAGAACCACCAGATTTCACCAAACTTGCTGTTGTGTACAGCGTAGACCTTGCTGGCCTGCTCAAAGTTCATGTTGCCAAACACAAAATCACCGACATCACTTGGAAGTGGCTTGACGTAGCCATCGTAAATCCAGAAGCCTGACCTGCTCATCCAGATGGCAGCGGTGTCGATAGCTGCTACAGCTTGGGGTCCAATCAAGCCGCAACCAGAGCCAGCCTTCTCAAATGAGAAGACGAACGGCTGACCAATGTAGCTGCTGGTGTGGACATCAACGTCAGTGAATATCAGGTTGACGCCTCGCACCCGCTTACCCGCCAGAATAGAGCCGACAGTTGTCAACTCAAAGCTGCCTGCCTGGTTGTTGGCTGCTGGTGTCCAGGTGGTGTTGTCCTCCTGATCAGACCATGCCACCAGGCGAGGATTACCGCTGGCACCCAGAGCAAAGACAAAACGCTCAGAGGTTGTCATCACCGCCGCGCAGTTGGTGGGTGCATTGACAATTGCCACCGCTTTCGTTGGCGTTGTGAACCCAAGCTGCCACTCGAGCAACTGACCATCGCTGTTGCAGCAGCCCACCCAGTATTCCCCCCAGGTGTCCATTGACCAGGTGGCTGCGTTAATGATGGCGCCAGTGTCCGGCCTAGCCACACCATATGCAAATGAGCCATAGTTGCCGTAGCCATAGCCAACAAGCAAAGACGCATCGGCAGCACCTGGTGTGAATATCGTGGGTGTGATGTCCTTCAGCGTACCCGCTTGGTTCATCACATACAGTTTGGTGTTGGTGCCAGCCACAATCCACCGGGTTGAGCTGTTGTCCCGCCAGTTGATGATGCCCCTGCACTTCCCCGTCATCTGGCTTGCTGACCGCTTGCGCCAGCCGCCAACAGGTCTGAGTGTGTTCTCAAACCAGCGTACCAGGTTGGCATTGAACCAGCGCCCAAGAGATTGGTACTCGGTGCCGTTGCGGTACACGCCTGCTGGGATTTTGAGTGGCATCAACATGGTGTTTTTCCTAGACAAAAAGGCGGGTGCCTAATTTGTCAATGATAAGCCTTTGTCCTCTGGGCCTGTCAGCAATGCTGATGTGAGTCCAGCCACCACCAGACACTGGGTCTGAGAATTCCCTGATGATCTGGTCAAACGGAAGGTTAGCCGCAATGATTGCCCTCACCACAGCGTCAGGAATCATCCCAGGCACTCTGAAATCACAGGCTAGTCCTTGCCTATGCTGACTGGTATCCTTGCTGCCTACAGCATCATTGACAGCCTTGGAGCGAAACGCTGAGTTGATCATCACAGGCTTACCGCCAAGTGCTGTCTTGACCTTCTCCAGAAACTCAGCCAGCTTCTTGAGGTTGAGCAGCTCCTGTGCGTTTGGCGTGTTGTCCAGGTTGCGGTGGTCAGTGTGCGTCAACTCGGCAAGCGTGAAGTGAGGTGTCATTTGTTCCTCGCCGAGATTGCCTTGGCCTTGGCCTTGGCGTCTGCTTTGGAGCTGGCACCCCAGGCATTGAGACTCAGCAGCAACCGGGTGGGTTTACCATCCTTATACTCGGGGCCATCGTTGCCGCCCATCCGTGCCAAGAAGCTGGCGCGTCTAGGGTTGTCACCAGACTTGACGGGTGGCTTGATGTTTTGCCCAGCCGCTTTGAGGCTTGCCCGTCCAGCAGCATTCAGCCCACCCTTGGGGTTTTGACCTTCTTTGCGTTGCCAGGCTGGAGTTTTCATCGGTATGCCGCCACTTTCTTTGCTATCGCTTTAGGCTGTTTTACAAACTGTTTCCCCGCAGCCGCGCCCATGCGCTTTGCGCGTGTTGTCGCAGCGTACTCAGCAGGGCTGAGACTTTTGATAGCAGCCTCTGGAAGGTATCGTTCACCCGTATCAGAAGATTTTTTACCACTTTTGGTCCTCCATTTTTGATCGCCCCAGTCTTTGAGGCTTTTCTGTGGGGCTTTCATTTTTTTTTGGGTGGTGTGTGCGACAGGGGTTTGCTGGCTGGTGTGTGCTTTGCACCTGTCATCAACTTGCTGCCAGCCTTGTGCGTTTCACCCTTGTACAACTTGCCATCTGGCAGGTAGTGTGGTTTGGTTTTGCTCATTTGTATCCACCGCCTTTTTCTTTGTAATTCTTTGCCAACAACTGCGCTTTACGCGCAGACCATTCACCAGCCGCTGTGCCCTGCACTGCTCGGCCCTTGATTGACTCAAACATAGCCTTTCGCATGGTCGGCTTGGTGTAGTTGCCAGCCGCATTGACTGACGATTTAGGTTTTGTTGCCATCATTTTCTACTCAGTAAATCAGTCTTGGCTTGTGAGCCAGCGCTGGAGCCAAAATAATAAGCGATTATCCCGGTCCAAGCTGTACCAAGTGACCCCAGCATCATCAGGATGGCGGGGTTGTTGGCGTCTATCTTGTTGAAGAACATCATCACCATGATGCTAAAGAATCCGAGTGTCACAGCAGCAGCCAGTATTGGCGGCATCATGGACCGAGTAGCAGACTGCATATCTCTAGCGCTCTTGCGGTCTTCAACTTCGAGCTTCTCAAAGTTCAAGCCGAGTTCTTGCGCTTGCTTTTGCAATTCAATCTCAGCCAACTTGACCTGGGCAATTTGGTCGGCGGTGAGCTTGTTGTTGCTGATCAAGTCTCCCACTTGCTCGGGGTCCACACCAATGGCCTTGCTGATAGCCGATACCGCCATGCCAGCCAGGGGACCGCCAAGAGCCGTGGCAATGGTCGGTGCGATTTGTTTGAGCCAATCCATTATTTCTTCTCCAGCCGAGTGTTAATTACGGCAATTTCTTGCTTGTTGTGCATGATGTCGTCCCTGTTCTTTTGGATTTCTTTTTCCAAGTCCTGACGCAGCTTTTCCCT